AGAATCCTCACACGGAACAATCCGAAGCTCTTCGCTGTAATATACCTCAGCAAACATATAAAGGATTCCTCTGGACGTATGTCTTTCTCGGAGGTTCACGATAGCTGGTTTGAGCAGATGCTGGGATGGATCGCCCCTCCAACCAAACCTCGTGCGTGGAGGAAAGCTTTCGTGGCCCCGAGAAGCATGGGGAAATCGACCATGTGGTTCCTTGTCGCTCCGTTGTGGGCTGGTGCCCATGGTCACTCCAAGTTCGTAGCCGCCTTCGCGGATAGTGCTGGACAGGCTGAGCAACATCTTGCCACATTCAAGTCAGAGTTGGCAAGCAATACACTATTGCAGAAGGATTTCCCCGAGTTTTGTACTGCTGCACGTCGCCCCGGAGGACAGACCGAGAGTGACAACCGATCCATGATGAAGATGTCCAACGGGTTTGTGTTCGCGGCGAAGGGTGTGGACTCCGCATCCCTTGGCTTGAAGTCGGGAGCGGATCGACCGGATACACTGATCTTCGATGACATCGAGCCTTCCGCGTCCAATTATTCAGCATTCCAAGCCGAGAAGCGTTTGTCAACTATCACGGATGCTCTACTTCCATTGAATGAAATGGCGAGAGTCGCTGTTGTCGGGACCGTTACCATGCCGGGTTCCATTATCCATCAACTTGTGAAGACTGTAACAGCTAAGGAAGATGAGCATGAACAGTGGATCGCGGATGAGAAGTTCAAGACCTTCTACTATCAACCCATCGTGGAAACGGAAGGCGTAAGGCGTTCAGTGTGGCCTGAGAAGTGGCCTCTGGAATTCCTTGAGGGTATCGAACATACGAGAGCCTACGCACTGAATTATCTAAATGACCCGATGGGTAACGACGGTGGATACTGGACATCGGATGACTTCAAGTACGAGGAACCAACGGACATCACATACTGTATGTTGAGTATCGACCCCGCTGTCACAACGAAATCCTCATCTGACTACACAGGAATGTCAGTCGTTGGATATAGTGTGACCCAGAGGAAAATCTATGTCTTGCATGCAGAGCAGATAAAAGCTACGGGAACTGGGATAAACAAGCGTGCCGGTGAGCTTCTGTCGATGTATCCCCAGATTGGTCTCGTATACATTGAGTGTAATCAAGGTGGAGACTTGTGGGTTGAGGCGCTACAGTCCCTCCCCGTCAAGCTGAAGCAGGTCAATCAGTCAATCAAGAAGGAGATTAGAGCAGCTTCCGCACTTCAGGAGTATCAGCGAGGTAAGGTATTTCATACACGTCCGCTAACGACTTTGGAGCAGCAGATGGTTGCCTTCCCGAGAGCGGTCAATGATGACATGGTGGACAGTACCGGCAGTGCTATTCTGTACTTTGCCGAAGCCGAGAAGTCACGGAATAAGGGATCAAAGGTGAAGGTTTCATCAGGCAAATACGCTTGACAGCCTAGCTACAGATCGGTATGCTAAAGAGAGCAAGGGGGCCGCTCATTGGGGGCGGTCCCTTTGTTGTGTGCTGGAGTGAGTTGTATGAGTTTGAGGCTGACCTTAACATATGGTATAATGTATGCAATGCCACAAAAAGTGGCAGTTCACATTCCGGTAATACTCAATTTTACCATCCAGCTATTATCACTCTATGTTAAGGGTCGAAAGCCCGAACCTCTAACCGAAGGTCGGTGTGGGGCGTCTCCGATTGTGTGTGTGTGTGGAGCAGGAACAACTTCATAGTGCACCCGAATTAAGTCCTGTCTTGTCAACAGGCAAATATAATCTATCTTTTAAATCCGGACTTGTCATCCGGTGCTTGCAAATCGGGAACCTCGACGGAGGAACCCAACAACTTAAGGGTCGGCTCGCTACCGGCCCTTTTGTTGTGCCCACAGAGGACTGCCTTCATTGCCATGATATAATAGGGTCTAACAGTACTGTAGAGCGCGACGCTAAAGGTACATACACTTTAACTCACTCTATAGGAGACCTTTACGTGAGCGATCTAACATCTGGGCTAATTGCCCTCAATGAAGCCCTCCCAGCCTACGAAGAAGCCAAGACATACTACGACGGATTGTCAGACGAGAAGTTCCAATCAGCCGCTCTAGCTAAACAGCTTGGATCTAATTCTAATACTTTCTCATTCAACTACAGCAGGCTAGTAGTTTCCAGCCGCCTTGACCGCATGGAGATTGCATCCATTGTCACGGAAGATGGCAGTGCCGATGAGCTACTGAACGACATCTACAACCGAAACCAGCTTGATCTTGAAATTCAGGATGCCCTTGAAGCGAGCCTCGTGTTCGGTGATGCATACCTTATCGCTGGTGATAGTGAAGATGGTGTGGATATCTTCTATAACGATCCCCTAACTACTCGCGCATTCTACGACGTGGAGAATCCACGCAAGATGGCGTACGCTATCAAGCGTTGGCTGGTCGGTGAGAAACTTCGTGTCAACCTCTACTACTCGGATCGCGTGGAAAAGTACATCTCCAAGGGTAAGCCAACGTCCTCAATGAAGGATGGAGACTTCGAAGCCTTCTACGACGAAGACTCTGACGCATGGCCCATCGTCAACGAGACCGGACGTATTCCTGTCTTCCACCTTCGCACCGGTCGTATGTATGGAACCCCCGAGCACAAGCAGGCGTACGGACCACAGAACTCTATCAACAAACTCCTGAACACTCAAATCTCCAGCATTGATTTTGCGTCTGCTCCACAACGTTACTTCCTTGAAGACCCTGCCGCGAATGATGGTGTTGATCCCATCGCTGACTTCGGTGGTGGAGTTGTGGATGACGACGATGTTGAGGTCACGTCCAATCTGAAGGCCGGTGCCGGTGGTGTCTGGTCACTGAAAGGTATCAAAGAAGTTGGACAGTTTGAAGTTGCTGATCCGAATACCTTTGTCCTCCCATTCAAGACCTTCATCGAATCAATGGGTACGGTCACGAAAACGCCGCTACATGCGTTCAACGTCGGTTCGCTCCCATCCGGTGAATCTCTCCGTGCTGCTGAGGCTCCTCTGAATAAGCGTGTGGCATCTCTTGAGACTCTGTTTGGTGGAGTTATCGCTGACCTCCACGAATTTGCTCTGGAACTGTCCGGGATCGATGCCAAGGTTCTCGTCAAGTGGGCACCTGTGGCTAGCTACGATGACGCCGACATTTGGGGAGTAGTCAGTGCCAAGGTTGATGCTGGTGTCCCGCTTCGCGTTGCACTTATGGAAGCCGGGTACACTGACGAGCAGGTTGAAGAATGGTATCCGGAAGGAGTACAGACCTTTACACCGTCCCAGCTTGACACTCTCGGTACGGCTATCCAGAAGATTGCTGCCGGTGTGACACTGGGACTCCTGACCGCTGAAGAGGCACGTGCACTCCTTCCGCAGGATATTCTGTTTGAACAGCCGGTAGCCGACCCCGCAACTGTGCTTGATGCTATAGAAGGATAATCATGGAGCCAGAAGACCTCCTTCTTATCGAGGAAGAAGTAGTCAAGGCGGTCGTAGGAACATGGGCTGAGAGTGTGGAAGCTGCACACAAAGCTATCGCTATCCTGATTGCGGGAGTGGACGGTCTTGATATGACTGAGATCGTTCCTCTCGTACAGGAGATTCTTGAGGGCCTTGAGGTTCCAGAGTATATGAACGAGGAAGCCCTTGCTGGGCTAATCAAGGCTCATATCTTCGGGGCTGAGCTTGCTAATCAAGCCGACGATGAGGAAGTTCCGCGTGTGAAGCTCTCTGAGAGTTCTCGAAAGGCTGTAGCGACCCTTCGTCAGGACGCCGAAAAAGCACTTCAAGATTCCAAGAACAACCTCTCCCAACCTCTGATTGGTGGTGGAGCACAGAGCATAAATACCGCCATTGCTCCGGTCATCCAGAATCCAGCAAAGACGAAGGCGGCAACCGCATGGGCCGTCAATGCAGCGTCTAACTCAGCCGTGGCGAAGATTGCACGAGAGCGAGGGGATAAACTTTATTGGGTATCGGAGCGCGATTCCTGTGTAACATGTACAGCACTCAATGGTGAAGAAGCTTCCGGTGGTCAGTTCCCACATGAGAAGACTTTCGGGGCTAAGCCGATGGCGGTCTACAAGGATCACCTTCCCCATCCGCCGAGACATCCGCACTGTCGTTGCCATGTGGAGATCAATCTTTCAGCGGATTACGTTGCAGCCTTGAAACGAGAAGCCCTACGCTCCATCCTACGAGGCATGCATATGCCCAGTGAATCGGAGAAGGTGCGCCTCGATGCGGCCAAGCGTCTTCTGGCCCAGAATCCTGATATGCCAGCCAGTGTACAGAAGTATGCTGCCAGATCAATCAAGAAAGGCTCATTCAATGGGTAGATATGCAGCAAAGGTTGAAAAGAAGAATCCGTTCTCTATCTTTTACAGCCCCGAGTTTCGCAAGTTTCAAATGATAGTAATCGGTGTTCTAGTGGCTGCTGCTACGGCAGGTCTCCTGCCAGCGACAGTCTCCGTATGGGTACTACTGATCGTAAGTGTGCTGACATCCGTGGGAGTCTATAAGGTTCCCAATAAGCCAACGGAGGTATATGTACAGCCCCTAGGAACTCCTCTGGAGAAGGCCGACGTGGTTGTGAACACTCCGGAGCCAAAGGTAGATACCATTATTCGTGGTGACGTTAAAGGTTAAGCTTTGACAAACGCCTTCTGGGAGTATGGTATACTAGAAGAGTTGAGAAAACAACTCCCAGAAGGAACACCACATGGTTATCGCACTTTCAATCCTCATCGTTGGACTATTCATCCTCTGTTACAAGACCATACATGACATCCACGAGTCAGTTGTCATAGCTCTCAGATGGAATCCAGATGCAAAAATCAGTAGAGTATCCCGACTAGCATATAACTTTATTGAGTCGCGAAAGTGACCGCACATACCTTATAGTATGATACAATAGAGTAGATCGCAAAGACCGCGAGGGTCAATGCATTAACGAAAGAAACTTGAATGTCTGAATCAACAGCAGCAACACTGGCCTCCCGTATAGCTGGAGGAGACACCGCCCCCAACACTACTGACCCTATCGTGGACGAGGAAGTAAGTCAAGAGGAAGAAATTGACGAGACTCCTGTAGAAGACACCACGGAAGAGACCGAAGAACAGGAACCCGAGAAGGAAGCGGAAGAACTTCCTGATGCGGTAAAGGAGATCCTGAAGAAGAACCGCAAGGCCGTACGTGAAGCAGAGGCTCGCGCCCTTGCAGCAGAGAAGGCACTAGCAGCCAAGGAGTCTGGCAAGGAAGAGGCCACTCCATCCGAAGCAGATACAAAGTTCAAAGAACTTTATCTGAATTCCGCAGCCAAGGCAGCACTTGTTGAGGCGGGAATTACCACAGGCACCGACCGATTCCTGAAGATGCTTGATCTTTCTTCAGTTGAGGTTGATGATTCCGGAGCCATCTCCGGTCTAGAGGACCAAATTGCAGACCTCAAAGAGGACTTCAAGGATGTTCTTTCCCCGAAGACCGTCAAGAAATCCACCGGAAATGTGGATGGATCACGACGTGTCCCTGTATCCGTTCCGAAAACCTCAGCAGAACTACTTGCTTCTCGGCTCGGATAGCGTAAATAACAAATTCCATATGGTATAATAACCCTATGGGATGCCTCAAGACCGAGATGGTGTAGGCGAATAAACCAAATAACGGTAGCTTTGCCTACCATCTCTAGATCTTTTTATCATTCCTAACGAAAGGCTGGCCGAAAATGGCTCGCGTTGATCTCTCCGTCTGGATTCCTGAAGAGCAGGGTTCCAACGTTCTTAAAACTATCGCACTAGGTTCCGCAGTTGAAGCACTTGCTACTCGCGAGAACATGACCTCCGACACCAAGGCTGTCCCTGTACAGAACGGTGTTTCCGTAGCAGTTGTAGCCAAGGGAGCAGCTTACGGCGAAGACGTTACCGCTGATGGCGAACTGATCCTTCAGGCTCGCAAGTTTGGTACCGCTGTCCGTATGGCTGATGAAGACCTCAAGGATGCACCAGCCAACATCATCGCAGCCAAGCAGGAAGAGTGGGCAAAGTCGTACGCTACTCTCATTGACAACGCTTGCCTCGGTACCTCTGCTGTTGCCAACGGTACGACCGTCCCGTTCAACTCCGTCTTCTATCGTCTGACTCAGACCGATGCAACGAATGGCTATACAGCCAACGCTAACATCGTTACAGTTGCAACAGGCGTTGCACCTGCTTATGATGACTTCTCCGCTCTGATCTCCAAGGTCGAAGCCGGTAACGCTTTCGGTGATCTCGTTATCATCGCTCACCCTACCTTCAAGCAGTACCTCCGTCAGGTAAAGGACACAGCCGGTAACCCGATCTTTGTTCAGGGTCTTGCTGGTACTCCTGACACTATCTTCGGCTACGAGATCGTCTGGAGCCGTGGTGCACGTAAGCACGCTACCGCCTCGTCCGCTCCTACAGGTAACGCCCTGATGTTCGCTATCTCCAAGGAATACCTTCTTCTTGGTACTCGCTCCGGTCCTGAGTCCGCTCTTGCTGGTGCTGACAGTGGCGCTGCATTCCTTACCGATGAAGCTCTGCTCAAGATGCGTGCACGCCGCGCATTCCAGCTTGGCAACCCACAGGCAGCAGCCGTAATCGACAAGACCCCGTAGTAACCAGCTAGCCCCTGACCTTCGGGTTAGGGGCTAGCCCCTGAATTCCGGATGGTGGGTTGAGTTTCTTCTTCCCTCTGTACTCCCCACCATCCGGTGTATAATGGTACCTCCCATTACCCCAGCCAAAGGAGCCAATTTATGGTGGCGAAAGCAACTGGAACAAACAAGACAACCCCTCAAGCTCGTGAAGACGCAGACAAGAATACCTTTTCCAAGGAATTTCTCGTCTGGGTTGATGACTCTTCCAATGTACCGGACGAAATCGTAGAAGTCAACAAACCTTCTGTGGTTCAGGAGGCAGAGCAGCGAGGTCTTCGTGCAAACGGAGAACCCAAGCTCGAATCCAAAGAACCCAAAGGTGACCACAGCGTCCTCCTGACTTATATCCTCGCAGTGAAATCCGCTGACGAGACCAAGTAACTTTCAAAATGAAGGAATCCCCGCTGCTGAATAATCAGCGGTGGGGATTCTTCTTTACCAAACACTTCTAAACAAAGGATGGCAGCATGTCGCTACTACCAGATAACGTAGAATATGGTATTGTCTCTGGTCAGTTCCTCGTGCCACAGACCAATGCCACAAATTCTATCCCAGTAACCGGATCGGTGATCTTCACTCCTTCAACTGATGTCCTTCTGGATGTCTCTGCCTCACCCAACCCTGTAGCCATCCTGAAAGCACCCATAGTCTGTACGATAGATAATAATGGGTACATTACCGACCCGAGTACCAATACAACTAACGTATCCCTCGTAGCCACAGACAATGCATTCATCAACCCCGTGGGATGGACATGGCACGTATCCTTCGATCTGAAGGATAACAACGGTAACCGTATCCATGTTATGGATGATTTTGACTTCCTCGTACCCTCAAATATTACCACGGATCTAGTATCCGCTGTCCCAGTTGCTACTGAAGATGGCGTTCTGATTACTCGTGGAGAAAAAGGTGATACTGGGGACCAAGGAATTCAAGGGGAAACTGGGCCTCAGGGTCTCCGTGGTGGTAAGTGGTTCTACGATGAGCCTGCCACTCCTGACTACGGTGATGTAGTTGGTATGATTGAGGGTGACCTCTTCCTGTATCAGGAGAGTCGTGATTTCTATCAGTACCGTTCAGGTGCTTGGGTGTACGGCGGAAATATCGGAACCATTAAGGGTGATCCGGGGGATCTTGTCCCTGCTGTAGGTGGCCTCACCGCTACCGGAACTGTCACTATAGGTGACGAGATGTTCCCTTCCACTCGTCGTTATGTCATAAGCTCAAATACTACTTTCGTCCTGCCCACTCCCAGCGCAGATTCGTCCGGTACCTTGACGTTCGTGTTTATTCAGGACGCCACAGGGGGCCGTACCATTACGTGGCCTGCCTCCGTGAAGTGGCCTGATGGTATCGTCCAGCAGCCATCTGCTGCGGCTAGCTCAGCGTCCATGATCCACATGATTTGGACGGGTAACTCTTGGTACGGTCTTTTGGGAGGTAAGAGCTTTGCGTAGATCACAAGTTGACGCATATTCTCAGCCTGCCCGAAACCTTTTCACCAACCCCGGCTGCGAAACAGCAGGCCCTACCCCGATCAATGTCCGTTTCAATCTCGCACAAAACCCCAACTGCGAAATAGCGACCGGCACCATTTTCTTCCGCACCAACCTCTGCACCAACCCAAGAGGTATTAATGCTCTCGCCGCCTACAGCAGCGCAGGCAACCAAACCATAACACCCAACGTTGCCATCGCAGATCACCCGGAAGGAATCACCACCGCCAACAGGGTAGCCTACACCAACGCCGCCAACCCCGGCGTTGCACTCATCAACCCCGTCACCAGCGGAACCACCTATACCGTCAGTGCATGGGTCTATCATGAGAGCGTTGAGCCAACTACCGGTACAGCAAACTTTGCCCAAGCAGGTATCGTAGCCAGCCCCAACTTCTCCATGGAAACAGGAGTATGGACTCGACACTCATGGACCCATACAGCTAGTGGCACCAGTACCATCGGCTTCCGCGTGTCCGGACAAGCAGGAGGTAGCGGTAGCTTCCTCATCACGGGCCTCCTCGTAGAAGCCACAGTAACGCTCGGAACCTTCTTCGATGGGGCAACAGCAGCATCGGGCGACTACACACACGCATGGGCAGGAACAGCCAACGCCTCGACCAGCAACATGCTCGCAGGAGCACTCGCAGGCTGGAACACCAACAACGCTTACTATCCCTTGCACCGCAGCACAGCAACCACGCCCATCAGCGGCAGCGCGTCAGCCATGTCCTATAGGAAAGGGGATACTCTCAACAGCTTCGCCGCATCCATCTGGGTCAATGGACAAACCCCCACCAACCTGACTTCGCTCAAATTCGTTGCCAACGATGGGATAGCTCTCTCACTTGATGTTAAGGTAGAGCAGTCCAACAGAAGGGTCCAGACATACGTAGCGTTTCGAGACGCATCATCAGCCGTCCTCTCTAATTCCAGCGTCATCACTACTAACCTCACGGCAGGTCAGACTACAAGAGTCTCCCAACTAGTCACCGCCCCGGCCAACACAGACAGCATCATCTGGGTCATCCAAGTATCATCCCAAGACGGCACCAACGTCACCGTGGGTGAGCGCTGCTGGTTCGACAACCTCCTCATCGAAAAGGGTAGAGCAATTCACCCCTATTTTGACGGTTCCACACCAGCATCGGGAGACTACACCTATAGCTGGTCCGGTACAGCAAACGCCAGCACGAGTTACATGCAGGCTCCCCCGGTGTCTGGAATAGCCGGAGGAAACGCCGCAACCCACCAATCAACAGACTGGTCTGCTAGCGGCACCAAATCCGTCCGTCTAGTCCCTTACGAAGTGGCAGGGGGTAGCGCCTCTACCTCAGCTATGCTTACAGCCAACCTTATTCCGGGCAGGACTTATACGGCCATTGCTACACGACGACTCACCGCCCCCCTCACCGGTACGCTCAACAGTGCCTACGGCGGAAGACTAGCTCTCATCCAACCGGGACTTTCCACTCTGACATCCAGCCAACTCCCTAACACCGCAGGCGTCGGAACCATCAGATGGACCTTCACCGTGGACCCTGCTGCCTCAGGGCACAGCCTCCGTATCGGGCATGGCGGAATCCATGGAAGCGGCGATGTATGGTGGGATAACATCATGATTCTAGAAGGAACCTACGAAGGCGATTACATCGACGGAACTAAACCGTTCTCGAAATGGGACGGCACAGCACATGCCTCCAGTAGTGTCGGGTACCCTCCCCAATTGTTCGATATTGCAGGCAAGCCCGAAGCCGACATCGTAGGCGTGGGAACCATCGCCAGCTACCCTGTCAGCGCCCTTGGCCCCCGAACCTTCTACTTCGTCTACGAAGTAGTCAACACGGATGGGGCCTTCGTTCCACCGTACCAGTACGGAGGAGCAGACGACAGGTTCGTCTTCCAAAGCAACGCCACAGGCAACACCAGTATGGCTCCGCGTGCAGACTTCCCCGGAGGAGACATTAACTCCACTCAGCTAATCAATAGCGCACGTTCCGCAGCCCGAGTCCATGTTCATGCTATTTCCTTCAATCAAGGCCTAACCCAAGGCGAGTTCCATTACAACGGTACCCTCATAAACACGAAAACCTACAACCCCGGAACCGGCTGGGACGACGGCAGACTCATCGCCCAAAACGTCACTGGCATCAACCCCCGCAGGGGCATGGTGTTTCACGCCCAACACGACGCCGCCACTAAGATCGCCATAAGCCGCTACCTCGGGAACAAGTACGGTGCTGTCGTCGCCTAATCTAATGGTACAATTATTTAACACTATTTCTTGAAAGGCTATCTAAATGGCTACATTTACAGGTGATATTACACCGACTGCATCGGATGCGTATACTATCACCGGAACCAATGCCGAGATCACAGAGCTTATGTCTGCTGTCACACAGGCTACATCCTTGATCGAAACCATTACTGGAGTGTTCTTCCTTGGTGCCGATAGGGAAGTTACAATCACAACGACTGATGCTGTTTGGTTGAAGAAGGCTACAATCTATCAGGCGGTATTTCAGCTTGATCAGGCCGAGATCTATTCACGAGCAGGTGTCAACCGCCTATCTCAGGATGGAGTCTCCGTGGAGTCTCCTAATGCTCTGACATTCGTTCTGGCACCATTGGCAAAGCGTGCTCTTGGGAACTGCTCATGGGCCAAGTCTGGGACGCTGAAGGTGGCTATGTCGGATGAGCCAGAATCCGAAGACTTCCTCGTCTCTGACAATCACCCATGGTATCCGCTTGGTGGTGTCTAAATGTTGGGGCTGATAACTGGTCGTTACAGCATTCTCCGTGGTTCGACTCAGAATGACTATGGGGATGAGATCGATTCGAATACTGTAGTCTCTACTGGGGTGTTGGGTTCGGTTATCGAGCGCACACGGCAGGTCTTTAACCCGGATGACGGACGAGTGGCCACCATCCGATTCCTCACCGGTCGATTTGATCGTAGGGCGGACATTCAGGATGGAGACAGGATCAAGGATGAGAAGACCGGAGAGATATTCGTAGTTGCATCGTTGACCCGTCCTACGGATGCCGTAGTTAAGAGCGACATTGTAGCAGAGTTGACTGTCGCGTAATTCTCATATGATATAATAATAGGGTCGGACATCTGAAGCGAGAAAATCCTTCACCGACCCTATTCTTATTTTTCCTTGCAGAAAGGGGAACAGTATCATGGCGTCACGTCTAGAGTTTACTCCTGATATGCTAGCGAAGCTTCAAGCCGTTAGTGATCAGTACATCGCTGATACTGTCCTCCCCAAAATCGCTGAGAAGGCCAAGCGTATTGTGCCCATTGACAGCGGGAATCTTCACAACAACATCCGCCCTGAGGTTAACTCCGAGGGGATGTTTGTCGTGGCCGACACAGAATACGCGGCATTCGTTGAACAGGGAACATCGAGGATGGCTGCTCAGCCCTATCTCCGTCCCGCTATGACCACAGCACTTGGAGAATAATGCCTACCAATCTTACACCCAACTCGGAACTCGTTGCAGTGAACTACATTAAGTCATTCAATCTTGGTCCGTCCGCCACCTTTGGGGTTGGCACCACTCTTCCTGAAAACACTTCCTCTTGGACAGATGGATTTGTACTAGTTCAGGTAGTCGGAGGTTCCTCCGATGTTGATGTACCGGCAAAGCGCCCACTGGTTCAGTTGGATTGCTATGTTCCGTCCGTCAACTCTTCAAAGCCCCAGTGGGGCAAAGCAGCGACAATTGCTGCCGACATTGTTGATAAGTTGTACCTTCATCAGCATGCCGGTATGGAATTGGATCTGGGTACGTTCAAGAATGCAAATGTTTCTAGTGCGTATGCAGTAAGTGAGCCTCGTAGGGTTACCAATGATCCTGCTGGCTACGCCCGTTATACCGTAGATGTCATCCTTCGTTGGGTGACCGTGGAGCCTCCAACGGCATAGCAAACTACCATGCTAGTTTAGCATGGTATAATCTAGTATACCCTTCGTCATTAAGGAACCCAAACCATGGCAACTACAACCGCCAACCTTGTCCAAGGCCCAGCAACACTTTACTTCGGTGCATTCGGTGCCGTCGAGCCTGTCGATGCTGTCGCCGTCCCCGCCTCCGCTGTCTGGAAGGATGCTGGCGCTACCAAAGATGGTGTCAACCTTACCATCGAGCAGGAATATGTTGAGCTTGAAGTTGATCAGCTTGCAGACATTCCGGGTCAGCGTCTCGTAAAGCGTACCATCACCATTGAGACTAACCTTGCTGAGAATACTCTTGAAAACCTCAAGAACGCTCTCAACGGCGGAACTACTACAGCCACTTCCTACACCCCCGGAACTGGCGCTCTCTCTGGTGCGGAACCAACTTACTCCGCTCTTGTTATCGATGGTGTTGGCCCTTCCGGCAAGAACCGTCGTATCTTTGTCCGCAAGGTTCTTTCAACCGACAACGTTGAATTCTCCTACGCCAAGGGCGACCAGTCTGTATACGCTGTGACCTTCACTGCTCACTACGTATCTAGCTCCATTGATCCGTTCAAGATCATCGACGCCCCGTAATCTATACACTAACTAAAACAGAAGGAAGACTGAATTATGTCTGTAGCTCTAACAACTAAGTCCGCTGAAGAGGTCGAACAGATCGAACTCTTCTCCATCGATGGTGTTTCCTACACTATCCCGAACAAGGCGCGTGTCAACGTAGGTCTTCGCTACATGAAGATCATGCGTGACGAATCACCTTCCGCTGCTGACGCTTGGTTGCTTGAGGCTCTTCTAGGTAAGGACGCATTCGAAGCCCTTATGGACTACGATGACCTTACTCCGGAGATCCTTGAGCAGATCGTATCCGCTGCTGCAAAGGTTGTTCTTGGGGAAATGGAAACCCCAAAAGCGTAATTGACCGAGTGCTTGAATGCGTCTGGGTTCTCGACTATGAGGACGACAT